ATAGCCATCCATTGGTCTTTAGACTCAGCTTTAATCTTGCCAGCCTTAATAGCGTCTTCTACTAATTTTTCTTGTGAAGCTTTTAGCACCTCAGCCTCTTTTGCTTCAAACTCTTTGACTTTTGCTTGCAAAGTAGCCACTGCCTTTTTATTTACTTCCAACTCACCCTTGATATTGGATAGACTTGTTTCTAATGCAGCTTTAGCAGTAACAAGTTCGGTTTTTTCTTTCTCAAGATCTTTCGCTTGATTTTCAATTTTGCCCAAAGCTACAACTTTAGCCAACACGTCTGCCTGAGTGGCTTCTTTGCTTAAAGATAGTGCAGCAGCAACAGATGTTAAATTCTCATCCATACTTTTCTTAATTTTAGTTTTTATAATTTCACTTTCATTTGATGCTTCAACGTTCAACGGAGACACACAGGCCAAAACTTGTGCAATCTTAGAGGTTGATTTAATACCGTCTAAAGCAGCTTTTATTTTCTCTCTCTCTTGCATTGGGGTTTCAATAACATTCTCTCTGTCGATAATTCCAGCTGCAACAGCAGCCTCACTATCCATCCAAGTTCCATCTTCTCCCTCTTTTCCGTCCATAATCATCTTAACATCCTCTTCAGATAATCCCCATCTTTTTTTATAAATAGTTTTTAACTGATTCACAAACGCTAGAATAACTGGATCATCAGATGCTACTCCATCAGCGAACGGGTTATGTATCATAATGATACCATAGTCTCTCATCTTAGCCACGTCACCTGCAGCAAGAAGCACAGACCCCATTGATGCAGCAAGGCCTTCGACAATACATTCAGTCTTAGAATTTGCATTCATAATGACTGAAAAAGCATCCATTCCCCTAACCACATCTCCGCCCTCAGAATTAATGAGAATCTGAATCTTAGAAGGCTTGATGCATTTGTCTAGCCATTCAAACTCACTCTTAAAGGAACTCACCGACCAGCAGTCTACTGAATCTAAAAACTGAATACGAGCTTCCTCATTAGTCTTAGGAGTTCCCTTAATAAATTTTAATTTCTTGATATCCATTAATATTGTTTTAATTACTTTGTTTACTTAATAATAGGTTACTCAAACTTAAAAAGATTAAAATAATGCCCCCACCTGAAACAGATGAGGACATTGGGCTAATTGTATAGCGTATGGTTTGCCCTTTATGTAATAATAGATAATTGATTAACAAAAAGATTATTAATCCTCTGATTCTATAAAGCCGACTTGGTTTTCATATCCATCCGATGTGATATCTGGTCTAGTCTCTCCTTCTACATCACTTCTGTTGGTAAACAGAGGGGTTGTAATTTTCTTCTGAACCCATTCTCTATATTTCTCCCCAGTAGTATCATAAAATTGAACATCATACTCAATCCAGCAAGGCTGCAGCTGATTAGTTGATTCCATCATATCAAAGTACGCTAATGAGCACCGCTTCTGGAGTTCTGTGACGGTTTCTTTTGCGTCTTGTATTGCAGCATTAATGATGCCAAAATAATCAAATATTTCTGTTTCATAAGCATCATCTTGGTCATTTAATCTATTAAGAATATATCGAATCCGCATGCTTCCTTTGCCCTCACTAACTCGATTTTGAGAAGTCGTGTATGAAACATTCGTGAAACGGATAAATACAGCTGGGAACAGGTATGGTAATTCTTTATTTTCTTCTTGATTAATAATTCGCTCAAACTGCCCCTTATCAATTTTAACTGATTTAAACAATGGCTTTGATGGATTCTTTGGGTCTGGTATGGAAGACAGAATCTCTTTTATTCTTAAAAATATTTCTTTCATGATGTAAATGTGTTTATTAATGCTCTCTTAAATCTTCTCTGTATCCATCGTTCCAAATCTTGTGAATTTCCCATAAATTGTCTTCTGGTTATTGGTTTATTTGTGAATTGGTTTCTCTTCCACCCAACAGAAGATGGGTCATTGTGATATTTTGCATATGGTACTGCTGTCTCCACCACAATGGTGTTTGATGTGCTAAATGCCCTAAATTTGATGCTATCCTTCAATCGACCAGTCTTATGCATAATAGGCCACTTATATTCACGCAGTCTTTCTGGCCACTTTTCACCTCTGCCCCCTGCAAAACCTGCTTTATCAAATGAAGACTTAAAGTGGTCAACTGAGTGCTGCCCGATATCTCTTCGGGCTTGCAGCAGCTCAATGTCGAACTTAACCCCTAAGTTTCTTATTTGCTTTAAAAATTGTTCTGGTGTTAGCTCTTTCATCCCAATATTCTCCTTTTAATTTTTGTTGCGGTTAGTCTAAGTGTGTCTAGAAATTCTGTTTTTACATTAAAATATGGGTGCTCTTCAGAGAACATTTGTCCAGAAACTCCAACATTATACTTGAATGCAGAATTGGAATTATCTTTAATGATTTGTTCCATATTTGGCTTATTGGTTAATGTTCTCCCATCAGTGCTTCCAGTGTTTATTAGATAACATCTGCAGCCCCAATCAATTGGCGGAACAAGTGCTTCTGGGAATTGGCTCTTACGGTATCTAATTCCGTCCAAAATTGCATGTGATTCCCTAACACGCTCATCTCGCTGAGTGGTGTATTGGATGATGTCTTCATTTTTATAGCTGTTCCATTTTTTAGCAGCACCAAGCGCAAATAAAATTGCAGCATCTTCCACTCGAGCATATGTTTTATTATATTTCTCGAAAGTCTTCATGGCTAATTCTTTAAATTCGCCATAACTCTCTGATTCAGACTTATCTTTCTGCATCTCCATCAATACTTGATGCTCTTCTGCCACTGCAAAATATATGAGGTTATCAACCAACCCTTCAAGCACTCTTTTCCTCTCTAGCTGTTCAGCACTCCAATTTGACGTGTCTGCTTCATTAATTACATCAATAGCTTCATCGAATGTGTAGCCATAGCCAATAAAAGCGAACTGGAGGGTATCTAGTGCCCTCTGCTGCGATAAATCAGTGTGAGTGAAGTACAGTGTAGGATGCTCATAAAAATCGTCTAGAAACGCAATTAAAGTGGCTAATAATTTTTTATAGTTCTCATCTGTCTTTTTATTCTTTGATTTTTGATCTGATTTAGCAACACTTTTAATATCATAAAAATCCAATATAGTATCAGATACCCGCTTGAGGGGGAGAATGTGGGTATTTATTTTATCTCCCCCGTTAGAAAATTTGCTGATGGGGTATCAGAAGAGATGGTGGTTGCAAGCTGTTTATCAACCACCACTCCAAATTCTTTTTCAATCTCTTCTGGAGACACAGCATAGTTCTCAACAAGAATTTTAAACAGTGCTACTCTGTTTGTAGTGTCCATCTCTAATTTGTTGGCATATTTGAACTCTCTACCGGCCTCTAAAAAACCTCTTAGGACAAGCCGTGGTATGATTTGTTCATTCATCACGTTTTCAATATATTCTCGATATACTTCAATTCTATCTCGAAAAATATCTTGATGTGCACCCGTGGATCCTACATAACTCTGAGTAGCACCCGCCATTGATTCTGAGCCTACAATTAAATTTGAAACTTCCGCATTAACCATATCAATAGCACCAGTAAAAATCTTTTCAGAGTTGGACATTGCTAATGCGTGTACAGTTAATTCATCCTGTAGACCAGTAACGATAATCCTCTGAGAAGCACTTTTTGCAATATCATTAGCTAATTGCTGCTTAGCTTCTACGCCATCATCCACAGATTTCCCTTGAATAATTGGTTGACCATATGTTTGAGCAAAACTGATATAATTGCCGAAAGTGTACTTCTTAGCTAAAATCAACGGTGTGGTGGCTGAGAACATACCTAAATCTCCATTGTTTACCAGAACATAATTGTTTCTGTACGCAGCTGAAGTAATATCCCATCCTGGAAGATACTGCCCTTGCCTTTTTACAACATAATTTTGATCTGGTAACACATTTCTACGCTCAATTATATTAACACCGTTTAAGCGTCCAGTGAGTGGGTCTATAGAGTCTCCGAGTTCTATCAATGTATACCCATACAACTTAGCTTCAAGAATGCCCTTGATTATAGTGATGAAATTAGTTCCTTGGATTTTTTTTGTTTCTTCAACGTCTTTGACATATCTGCCATCTTTTTGTTGCATAGCCATCATATATCGCTCTCCTAACACCTGAGATTCTAACGTCTCTATGACACTCTTGATGTGAGCATCTTGCTGCAGACAAGCTTCATATAAATCAATTAGGCCACCTCTGTTATCAATTAATGTTCCAGCTGCTGAAAGATATGCACGCGCTGAACGATATCTGTTATATCTGTCTAATTCTCTAGAATATTCTTGAATGATTTTTCTGGAGGTTCTATAATATGCTTGCAGAGCATTGTCTGCCATCACCCCATCTTTTTGTGGGGCTGGGAAGTTCTTAGTTGATTTATCGGCCATATTGATTTTTAGTTTACTGTTTATATTTAATAATAGGATTAATAAATTCTGAAAGTTTAATTGGATTTTATGATGTTGTGGATTGCAATAATTTTATTATTTAAAAGCTGAAGAAGTTTTGTTCTTCTTGTGGTTAAAATAAAAATAAAAAAATAACGTGAGCGAAGCGAACTTTCTTATATATTCTTTTGTTTTTTTTATTATGAGTCTTTTTCT